GCGCTGAGTTATTCATACGAGTTATTTCAGTATCTTTGCTTTCAACTAGTTTCTCAGCATCAGCCGCTTTGGCTTCTGCTTCTTTAACTGCTTCTTCTTTCTGTTTTACAACTTTAAGAAGTTTGGCTGTTTCAGATTTTTCATTAAGATGGCTAGTTGCATATTCGCTTGCAAAACTTTCAAAAATTCTGCGACCAAAATCATTCGTGCGTGCAGCCTCGATATCTTCTTTTAATTGAGTCATTTCAGAACGCAGTCCTTTTGAAACTGTTTCCTGAATTGCTTCAGATGCTTTGTTGATAAATTGTTTCTTAACATCTTCAAATTTAGCCTTGCTATCTCTAACAAGTTTAACTTTGGTTTCAGCAAGATCCTTTTTATCAGCATGGAATTCTGCGATTTCTTTCGCCAATGAATTCACTATAAAAGATTCTAACTTGGCAACATTGCCCGCTACATTCTTACGGTCTTCACGAAGTTCACCTAGTTCCTTTTTAAGGTTGTTAAGAACGAATGATTCCATTGCTTTAGAATCTTTCTTCATTTTCTTAGCATACTTGGCTCTAGCCTCGATAAGTCCTTGACGGTCTTCAGCAAATTCAGATAATTCAGCAGTAATTCTGTCTGAAAGCATCTTATCTACTGCTTCAACCATTGCAGTTTTATCGTGCTCATACTTCGATGCAAATTCTTCACGTAATTGTGTAGAGATTGTGTCGCGGTTTTCTTGAACAGCAGTTCCCCAAGCGGATTCAATCTCCGACTTAGTTTCCTCGGAAATCACATTGTTTTCAAACAATTGTTTAACAAAGTCTAGCATGTGATATTCTCCTTAAGATTTAAGACCTTGAATTAAATTTTTCAAGCTCTCTGCTATATAACGTTGTGCCTGTGCGTCGCCTTGTACTTCTTGTGCTACTTTAAATGCCTCGTAACCACCTTTATTATTCATAAGGTGTTCATAAACTGGTGTTGGATAGGCGCCTGGAGCACTTGGTTGTGCTACCACATCCACAGTAATAATTTCAAATCCTTGAACATTACCACTTGGATCTACTTCGCCTGATCCTCGACTAGAAACTCCTAACTTAACTCCCGAATCCAACATGGTCGAAACTAATTGACCCATTGGAGTTGGAAGCATTTTAAGTTTTCCGTAGCCGTTAGGACCGTCCATCCACATTTTTGTAATCATGTGAGATACACGGTCGAGGTTGATACGTAAATCTTGAGGATGATCAACTTCACCTAGCACTGAATACCCCCCAGAAATCTGTTCGTTGAGCGTCTTGACAGCCCTATCAATTTCTTTCGAAGAATAAACACGCTGGTTAGCATTACGAATGTCACCTTGAATACAGATGCCACTTAAATGTAATGTTTTACCCTCGCCCTCATCACGTTCTACGACGATTTTAGCCTGGTCGAAGCTCAGATGTTCTTGTAGGTTAGTTTTCAACCTTAGTCTCCTCTATTATCTACGACCACGGAAAATTGATTGCTTGTTGTCAGCAGTCTCAGCAGCGCCTTTCTTTTCTGCACCGTGTCCTTTTTCATTGGACATCTTCGTTGCATTTTTGCTACCTGGAGTGTTAACATTCCCTGCATTATTCTCTTTAGGTGTAATATCTGCTAATCCGCCAGTATTTTTACCTGACTCTTCACCACCTTTTAAGATGTTAGCACTTGATCCACCCATGTCGTTCTTCATGTTATCAACAACTGATTTTTTGTTGTCTGCTGTGTCTGCGCTACCTTTTGATTCAGCACCGTGTCCACCTGCAACTTTTTCAACATACTCACGCATTGTTGCTAATTCAGCGTCGCCTTCTGGGTCAGCAGATGATTCAGGAGCAAACATTTCTTCTTCTTTGTCGTCCATATCCATCTCATCGCCTTCTTCGCCTTTAATTTCGTCGAATTTTGACTGTAGTTCATCAACAATTGAATCTAAATCCTGGAATAACTCTTCTGGCTCTTTATCGCCTTCTTCGCTATCACCTGTAATGTCTGTTTCTAGATCGTCGGTTTTATCGCCGCCCATAGCATCCATTGGATCTTCGTCGTCTGCTTCTATAGCAACTTCTTCAAATTCTTCGTCAACTTCTTCGTCTTTTGAAGATTCTTCAACTTCTTCGTCTTTATCAGATGCTTCATCTACTTTTTCGTCTTCTGCATCGTCATCTTTTGACGCTTCGTCTACTTCTTTGTCTTCTGCATCGTCATCTTTAGATGCTTCGTCAACTTCCTCATCTTTTACTTCTTCTTCAATAAGGTCTTCATAAATTTCTCTTGATTTTGATACCACATACTCGTGGAATAACTCTTCTGCTTTTGCAGCATCGTCGTTAACCAAATGCTCAAGCATTTGTTCTAATGTACTTTTATCGGCCATTGTATTCTCCTCTATATAATTGGTAAGGCTGTTTGTTAATGTATTTACATTTTACTTATAAAATTGGGGTAAAAAGGGTGTTTTTTGATTCATTTGTTATTGATATATAGTTCCTTCGAAGGTTTTACCAAATTCTTCGATAGAAAGGTGTTTTAAGTTAGAATATTGCGGTCCTAACTTATCAGGTATATATGCTCCTGAAGTTATTACTCTATGAAACTGTGTATGTGGAAATTCTTTGATTACTTTTTCTGTTTGTGATAACCAATTACCAAAGAACGTAGCAGAATCAGTACTTTTTTTGTAATTATGCGTGTCTGCGTACACATTATTAAACTTTCCTTGCAGTCCTTGATAGTCAAAACCGTGGATATAAATGTTTTTATGACCGTTCTTTGCAGCAAACCATAGTGCTGTAGGCCCACTACTCCATCCTTTATGTGGATTAAATAGGTTTATTTTTTGTCGATCTTTGATACCTTTGTTAGGATTTGTCCATACAGTACCTTTGTTTGCATATCCTGAATCGATTAATTCGTTAACCATCTTAACATCAACAGCAACAATATAATGAGGATCGAATTCTCTATACTGGGCATTACACCCGTATACTGTTCCTATATCTAAAAGAGATTCACAATTCACATGTAATCTGCTCTTGCCATTGCCAAGAACAAATGCTATATCTTTGTGTACAGATTTTGTTTTATTCTTCTTGCTCAACTGGTGTTCCATACATTTGACTTATGAAACCCGCTTCGCTTTGCTTTTCTGCATCGTGGGCTTCTGCTTGTAAGCGCAGTTGATTTATTTGACCCAAGGTAAGTTTAATTTTTCTAGTATCATCTAATTCAACAACAGATGAATCTTCTTTGTTGTCGTATCTACGATCAACAGCAAAGTCGTTTATCTCATCGTTAAAATAAAAAAATTCTTTCAAAAGCATACTTGTATTTATCTATGCAGGAGTTTCTGCTCCGGCATCTCCCTCTGGTTGTTCTGCTGCGGCTGCAACTTCTTCTGGTGCTTCAGCATCTTGTGTTGCAGCATCTGCTGCTATACCACCTGGGGTAATACCTGCGCCTCTTAACTCACCAGCAGCATCATTGTCAACGCCGACAAGATTACTTCCGTTTTCTTCACGCCATAGTCTTTCGTTTTCTTTTATCTCTTCTTCAGTTAAACCTAAGTAACGTTTTAGTGCAAAACGTTTTGATAAGTGCGGAACTTGTTGTAGTGTTCCAAAAATATTTGCTCTTGTTGTATCTAACTCTGCTTGTCTGTATGCTGCAAAGTTTTGTGGTGGATTAAATTTTAATTCAAATAAACTTGGATCAATATTGTATCCGTTTTTAGACAACCAAAATTTAAATTCGTGATCAAAAGATTCTACAATATTACTTTGTAGTCTTTCGCAATATCTATTAAATCTTAGTTCTTGAATATATGCTGTTCCTACTTTACCATCTGAAACTGTATTTGCTTGTTCATCAACTGATGTTGGCAAATAACTTGCTGGAATACGTAAAGCTCTAAACAGTTTATTAGTAAAGTATTTTAAATCTGTAATTTCGCCTAGGTTAGTTCCACCTGGTAATGTTTCAACTTTAGAACCTCTTCCTTCTGCTGTTTGTGGAAAGAAGTAATCTTCGTTAGTTGATAGTGGATTATAACTTGCGTCAATAACACTTGTTCCGCCGCCTGTTGAACTAGGAATACGTCTTTGTTGTATTTCGTTTTTAACTTTTTCAACAAAACTCATTGCCATGTGTGCAGGCATATTACCTACATCAACATAAAAAATTCTTCTTTCAGGAGCACGTTGTATTCTATAAATGATAATTGCGTCTTCTAGTAATTCTTTTTGCTTGTAAACTTTAAACACACTTTCAAGTAATGAATTACCAAATGGATAGTTACCGTCTAATCCTTCTGATAAACTGATATGCATAATATGTTCTGCATCTACAGTTACTTCATTTTGTGCATTTTGAAAACGTGTACCTGGCGGTTGTGCTGCATCGCCAACCATTCCTCTACCAAATCCACCACCGCTTGTGTATGAACTTGTTCCGCTTGGTGATGTGTTTGTTGTACCATGTGGTGTAGTTGCTACTAGATTTTTAAAGTTAAAGTTAATATCTTTTACAACATACTGCTCGGGAAGTTTTCCTTCGGATTCGTTAACAATAATTTTGGAAACTTTTGCTTGATCCACATATAACAACTTTCTAGTTTCTGGATCACGCATGAAAAAACAATCGCCATATTTGAATACATTTCTTACTATTCTAAAAATTCTATTTTCTAACTGTTGTATTTTACACCATTTTTGTAATGCTTCTTTTATAAGTTTTGTTTCTACTCCTGTTGGAGCATTTCTAAAGAAGCAATGGAAAGGAGTAGCATTTTCTTTATCTTTACCTGTGCAAAATTCTGCAAGAATATCTAATGCTGCATTTACTTCTGAATCCATATCCATTGTGTCGTACTGCATATATTTTTCAATACGATTTGGACTTCCTGCATATACGTCAGGCAAGTATGATGAGTAGTTAGACCGTGCAGGACCGGGACGTCCACCGCCACTAATTGGGCTGTATGATCCTGATTGGTTTTCGGTATTAACCGGTGTAAAGTATTTTTTCCAACTCATAACTTATCCTTTATTATACAGTCTGTATGTATTGTTTGTCAACCATTATCCTACAGTATATGCATCATTTGACATTCCTTGTGCAACTCCAATGTGTTTTTGGCTTAAAGAGTTACTTAGTCTTGTTAATGATACTAATTCTTCTATGTTTGTATTTAACGCTAACATCATTTCTTCTGGTGTTTTCTTGGTTTCGGTTAAACTAGATAATTCATCTTCTTTGGCTTTCTTTTCTTCATCTGTTTTCTTTTTGAGTTCTTCTTGTTTTTTAATAGCATCATTCTTTTCTTTTTCTTTTTCTGCTTCTAATTTTTTCTGTGCATCTGTTGCAGTTGTTGAAGTAGAAGAAGAATCTCCTGCTTCTGCTTCTGTTGCAATATTATTTTCTTCTTCTGCTGCTGCGCCTTCGGCTTCTTTTTGTGCTTCAGCCGTACGTTTTTTTACTAATTCAAGATCTCTCTTTAATTGTTCTATTTTGGCTTTGGACTTTTTAATACCACTACTTTCAAAACCTAAATATTCATTTTCGCCCGATTCACTTCTTTTAATTCTAGCCTGTTGTTCGGTAATTTGAGCTTCAAGATCTTTTATAGTATCTTCGCCAGCAATGGCATCACCAATGGCTTCACCAGCCAATTCTCCACCTTTACTTCCTGCCCAATAACCTATAGCACCACCAATTAGTCCTCCAATTGCTGTACCTACAACAGGAACTACTGAACCTAGTGCTGCACCTGCTGCTGCACCTGCTAGTGCGCCACCACCACCGCCAACGGCTTCACCAATTGCTTCTGATTTTTCTACTGTTGCTTCGTTACCAGTAATTTCTCCTGCTTCGGCTCTTTCATTTGCTTCCGATACTCCACTATAGGCTTGAACGCCGGCCATCAATACTGCAAGAGGTGCAAATTTTCTCGCTACACCTTTAGCAACTGCGCCTTTACCCATTGCACCAGCGCCGCCGCCTACTGCGGCTTTGCCCGCTTTAGTTGGGCCACCCATCATACTAGCGCCTGCTGCTAGACTCATGCTTTTTAATGCAACTGTTGCAAGTAGTGCCGCACTATTAAGTGCAAGTACAGTTCCTGCTACAACTTCAAAATTATCAGCGGCTAATTCAACTGCTTTAGGCAGATATTCTACAGCCATGTCTGCTGCTGTATTGAAGACTTCTTCTAACTTGGTTAAATCAATAGATGCAAGTGCAGTGGTCATCTCGATTGATTTTTGATTAATATTCTGTTTGAAGTTCTGTACTGTAGCCGGATCAATTAGATCTGGTATTTCTTTAATTGTAATATCTTTTAGATCTTTTTCATTTTGTGCAAGAGTTTCTTCTAGAGTTTTTGTTCTGGCTGCAACATTTAAAACACCTATAACAAAATCGTTTGCCGCTGGATCAAATTTACCTAGTGTTTCTGCTAACGGACTCTTGGCAAACTCGTCTGCTTCTTTTTTGTATTGAGTGGTAAAGTTGTTCATTTGCTCAGTACTTAAAGTACCGTTGTTTTGCATCTGATTAAACAATTCTTGAGCACTACTACCTGACTGTTTCAAGTAAGCCATTACTTCGATACCAGCATCAGTAGTTGCAGTACCTGTGGCTAAAATCTCTTTAAGTCCTGCTTGGTGTTGCTTAGGAATACTATCCATCAACGCCTTCATATTTTTCTGGCCGTCTTCGTCCAGTTTGGACATCATAATCCTATACTGTGCGTCTGCCTGTCTAGCGTCCTCTTCAGCCTGTAATGACTCTTTGCTCTTACCTGTTAACTTACTAACAGCATCTAAGTTCTTCAAGTATGAGTGTGTGCCTTGTATTAATTCTGCATCAGTCTTGCCTTGCAGTCTTCCATTCCTTGCCAACATTTTGGAATAGTCTGCAAATCCTTCGTTGATATCTGCTGTGCTAAATCCTAATCTTGCAAGGTCTGCTGCAAGTGGAGTGTTTCTAATGTCCTTACCAAGTTTTGCTAAACGTTTAGCACCTTCGGCTGTGCTACCACCTAACAACATCAATGCTTCAGAATTACCTTTAATTATTCCTCCAAATTCTGAAAGTGACAAACCTGCCTCACTTGAGGCTTTCAACATGCCTGCCATATTGCCGCCAAAGTTAGCACCTACTGAACCTGCTTCTAAAAATGCTGCGTGTGTTTGATCAACTGCACCTGCTACTGGTCCAAATATACCTTTGATAACATCACCAACTCCCATTGGAATTTGGCCTAATGCACCTACAGCACTACCAATAGAACCATCCATTCCTCTGACAGCATCTGCTGCACTGCTTACTTTATTAATTAAACCTACTATTGCCCCTGAGGCTTTCTCCATCCTACCTTGAAAAGTCGTTATTTTCTTAATTGATTCGTCGTAGGCTTTTATTTGGTCTTCAGTCGCATCGGTTTCTTTTTCTTTAGCCTTGTATGATCTAAGTGTAGCATCATTAAACTTCTTACCTGCTTTTACTTGATTTTGGGTTGTACCTGCAAGGTTGCCCATTGCTTTTTCAAATTCTGCATGGTTTTTGAATTCTGACTTGGCTTTAGCAGCAACAACCTGCATTGCTGATAATAGTTGCTTTAACGTGGCTTC